AGCGCGAATGTCACCACCGCCGCGGCGATATAGCCGGCTATCCTGGAGAGGTTGACGACCCAGGTCGTCAGCGCATTGTAGTCCGGCTGTTCGGCGCTGACTGTTTCGCTGATGAATTTGAGCGTGTCGCTCAGCAGGCCGATAACGTCGCCCATGCGTTGCGCGAACGCCTGCGCCGCCGCGAGCACCGTATCATCAACCGTCAGCGCGAATGTCACCACCGCCGCGGCGATATAGCCGGCTATCCTGGAGAGGTTGACGACCCAGGTCGTCAGCGCATTGTAGTCCGGCTGTTCGGCGCTGACTGTTTCGCTGATGAATTTGAGCGTGTAGCTCAGCAGGCCGATAACGTCGCCCATGCGCTGGGCGAACGTCTGCGCCGCCGCGAGCATCGTATCATCAACCGTCAGCGCGAATGTCACCACCGCCGCGGCGATATAGCCGGCTATCCTGGAGAGGGTGACGACCCAGGTCGTCAGTGCATTGTAGTCCGGCTGTTCGGCGCTGACTGTTTCGCCGACGAATTTGAGCGTGTCGCTCAGCAGGCCGATAACGTCGCCCATGCGCTGGGCGAACGTCTGCGCCGCCGTCAGCACCGTATCATCAACCGTCAGCGCGAATGTCACCACCGCCGCGGCGATATAGCCGGCTATCCTGGAGAGGGTGACGACCCAGGTCGTCAGCGCATTGTACTCCGGCTGTTCGGCGCTGACTGTTTCTCCGACAAATTTGAGCGTGTCGCTCAGCAGGCCGATAACGTCGCCCATGCGTTGCGCGAACGCCTGCGCCGCCGCGAGCACCGTATCATCAACCGTCAGCGCGAATGTCACCACCGCCCCGGCGATAGAGCCGGCTATCCTGGAGAGGTTGACGACCCAGGTCGTCAGCGCATTGTAGTCCGGCTGTTCGGCGCTGACTGTTTCGCCGACAAATTTGAGCGTGTAGCTCAGCAGGCCGATAACGTCGCCCATGCGCTGGGCGAACGTCTGCGCCGCCGCGAGCATCGTATCATCAACCGTCAGCGCGAGTGTCACCACCGCCGCGGCGATATAGCCGGCTATCCTGGAGAGGTTGTCGACCCAGGTCGTCAGCGCATTGTAGTCCGGCTGTTCGGCGCTGACTATTTCGCCAACAAATTTGAGCGTGTCTCTCAGCAGGCCGATAACGTCGCCCATGCGCTGGGCGAACGTCTGCGCCGCGGCCATGACCGTTTCATCGACTAGGGTGACGGCCTCCTCAATCCATGATGCCAATTCTGCGACAAAATCAAACACTGACGCCCGCACATCGCTCGATGGTGCGGAGCCCATCTCCCCTGCTACGCCGTCCCCGATGACTGATAGCGCGCCGGATACCCCGCTGGCCAGCGCTTCCGCCGCGTTGACTGCTATCCCCATGCCCGAGAGCATCCCGGCAGCAAACACCTCGGGCAGTGCCCGGCCCTGGGCCGTCAGATTGCTCAGCGGCCCGCGCTTGGCGTCTGACGATGGCAATACATCGGCCACCGCCTGCGCCAATGCCTCGGCGGCCGCAACGGCGGCGTCGATGCTGGCATAAATGCCATCCGCGACAGCGTAGCCCAGCGCCTCCCCTGCCGCTCTACCAGAACCGGCCAGCGCATCGAGTACGCCGATAATATCATCGTGCATCGCCTGCGTTGCGTCTACCGCGCCAGAACGCATGTTCTCTGCTGCAGCCAGCACGTCAGCACTGATGCTGGCCCACTGACTGGCAGCGTCGTCGCGCAGGCGTGCAAAGGCGGCGGACGTCTCATCGCCCAGCGCCGACCAGATGCCATTAATCGCATCGGATAGGCCACTCAAGATCTCTACCGTATCATCCCGGAAACCAGTCAGGCTGGATACGATCTGTGAGATTGTTTCGCGCAGTGAAGTGATGTCAAGCAGGCTCCCGAGATCAACCCCGCCACTGCCGCCACCGATAACGTCGAGGATGCGCTGGAATATACCGCTCGCCACGCTGACGAGATCGTCAAACACGCCAGACACGAATGTTTTGATACCCTCAACGGCGGTGCTGATGGTGGTTTTGATATCGTCCCATTTGGTTTCCGCCGTAGCGCGCAGGGCATCCCATTTGTCTGTCAGGCCCAGGTTGTCCACGGCCGTCGTGATGGCGGTTTTGACGTCATCCCATTTCTCGCCGGCAGCGGTCGCGATCTCATCCCATTTGCCGGAAACCTCGCCTTTGATGGTCTCCCATTTCCCGGCCAGCCCCAGATTGTCCACGGCCGTCGTGATGGCGGTTTTGACGTCATCCCATTTCTCGCCGGCAGCAGTCGCGATCTCATCCCATTTGCCGGAAACCTCGCCTTTGATGGTCTCCCATTTCCCGGCCAGATCCAGGTTGTCCACGGCCGTCGTGATGGCGGTTTTGACGTCCTCCCATTTCTCGCCGGCAGCGGTTTTGATGTCATCCCATTTGCCGGATATCTCGCCTTTGATCGTCTCCCATTTGCCAGCCAGATCCATGTTGTCCACCGCGGTCGTGATGGCGGTTTTGATCGCGTCCCATTTCTCTCCGGCGGCAGTTTTGAGCTCCTCCCATTTTGTCACGGCCGCCGTTTTCAGCGCTTCCCATTTTTCCGCCAAGTTGATATTCTCAACGGCGGTGCTGATGGTGGTTTTGATCTCCTCCCATTTGGCGCCTGCGGCCGTTTTGATCTCCTCCCATTTCTCTCCGAGACCCGTTTTAACGGCTTCGATCGCATTGCCGACGCCCGTTTTGATGGCTTCCCAGGCCTTCAGCACGGATGTTTTGAGCGCGTCCCAGGCCGTGCTCGGGTCCCCGGTGAGGAAAGCCACCAGGCCCGCGATCACGCCGCGGACGATCTCGACCGCGCCGCCGATGATGCCCTTGATGAGCTCCCAGGCGGCGGTGGCTGCCGTTCTGATGGCTGTCCACACGTTCTCGATGATGGTCTGGATTGTCTCGAATGCGGTCCGCACCAGCTCGCGCGCGTTGTCGATGCCGCCGACGAGCGGCGCGATGAACTCGGCGACTTTCTCGATGATGACGTTTTTGATGGCGTCGAGGATCTGGCCGATGGCGACCTGGATCGCCGCCCACGCGCTCTGTACTCCCGCCTTGATGGTCTCCCAGGTGTTGGCCAGCGTCTCACCGAGCGGCGCGAACGCAGTGCCGACCTGTGCGATCATGTCGCTGAACGACAGCTCGCCGCGCAGCCAGGAGAGGATCGGTTCGATGGCTGCCTTGATGCCCTCGAACGCCTGCGTCACGATGTCCCGGATGCCCAGAAAATTGCTCTCCCAAGCCGCCTTGAACAATAACACCGCGAGAACAATCGCCGCGATGATCAGCAGGATCGGCCCCAGCGCCACGATCACGGCGCCGACCGCTGGAATGATCGCCCCCAGCGCCGTCACGAATGACGTAATCTGCGTGACGATGCCCATCGCCACCAGCACCCCGGCGACCGCGGCAAACCCCGCGACTAATTGGGGAAAATAGGGCAGGATGGCGTCGATCACCGGCTGGAGCGCTTCCAGCGCCTGCGCGATCGTGTCCATCAGCGTCAGGCCCAGCGGCGCCAGCGCCAACGTCAGTTTGTTGCGCATCGTCTGAAATTTTTCGGGGAAATCCTGCGTGGCCCCGGACGTTTTCATGATGGCGCCCTTGGCCTCGCCCATGAATCCCACCAGGTCGTCAACGCCGAGCCGGCCCTCACGAATCGCCTGCGCCAACTCCGGTCCGACCTTCGCGCCGAATTTTTCCACCGCCAGGCCGGTCGCCTTGCTGTCGCTCCCGGCGCTCAGGATTTGTGCGAACAGTTTGCGCAGGCCCGCTTGCGGCTCGATACCGGCCTTCGCCATGTCGCCAAGCGCCTTGTTGAATCCGCCCATCATTTTTTCGGTGTTCAGGCCGGCCGCCTCGAACCTGGCGATGAGCGCCACGGATTCGTCAAACGAGAAACCGAGCTGCTTCAGCGGCGCGCCGAATTTGGTGACCAGGTCCAGCAGCGTGCCCATCCCGACGCCGGTTTTCTGGCTGGCGACGAAGACCTTATCGAGCGCGAGCGCGCCGTCCTGGACCGGGATGCCCCATTTCTGGATCGTGTCCGCGAACAGCTTGGCGTTGGTGGTCGCATCACCGCCGAGCATGCGCGTGGCCTCTAGCAACGGCGTGGCGAGTTTCTGGAGGTCGGTTCCGGTGATGCCGAGGGAGCTGCTCAGTTGGCCCATCGCGCCGGCGGCGGTCTGGGCGTCGGTCGGGATTGCGCCGAAAACGGTGGTGAAATCCTTGCCCAGTTGATCCAGCGTCTTGCCGGTGGCGCCGGTTTTGGTCGCGATGCTATCCATCGCGCCGTCCACCTGCCCGCCGGCATCGAGCGCGGCTTTGCCCAGGCCCAGCAGTCCCGCCGCGCCGGCGCCGGCGGCCATCGCGCCCATGCCCTGAATACTCCCGCTGATTTTCGCCAGCCCGTCGGTGGCCTCGTCGACCAGGCCGATGACCAGTTCGAGGGCGGCTTTAGCCATCGCTCATCGCCTCTGCTCTCGCTCCACCGCGCGTTTCGCCTGCAAAAACGCCATCATTTCGGCGGCATAGTCCGGATCCATAGCGTCCACCTCCTGCTGGCTCCAGCCGAACGCGTCGGCGAACGTGACGTGCAGATCCCAACGGCCAGGCTGAACGCGATGGCCGTTGAGCGCCGCACGCCACCGTCCGATCAGGCTTTTGGGCTTTTACTCGCCAGCGGATTGCGTGTGCCGATCTCGTCCAACGCCATATCCACCAGCGGCTCATCGGGATCGAGGAGCCGGATGTTGGCCTCGGTGCAGGGCATGCCCTCGAACGCCGGCCCCTCCCATGCCACGATATTGGCCACTGCCAGCGCCGTCATGTAGCGGCCCAGCGCGAACGCCATGCTGGGTGCGGTGTTCGAGCCAGCCGCCTGTTCGATGTGCGCCAGCTCGTCCATCAACCGGTTGCGGGTGCCGAGATCCATTTTCGGCAGGATGTAGATCGTATTCTCGCCGAGGGTCACCGGCACCCGCTCGCCGCTCCTTACAAACATCGCCATTGCAGCAGCTCCTTAGAGGGTCGTGCGATCGTTCTGGACGACGACCTGGAAATCATGCCCCGCCACGCTGTCGTACTCGCTCAGGATCGTGAACGCCACCGTGCGGTTCGCGCTCTCGTATTCGCCCCAATCCAGCGCATCGAACGGGCCGTAGATGTCGAGCTGGATGTAATGCCGCAGGGCGCTCTCGATGATCGGCCCATTCAGCCGCAATCTCGCTTTGAGCACGGTCTCCGCCACCCACTGGTCGTATTGCGTGGTGTCCGGCAGCTCCAGGACCACCTTGAGCTCAGCGTGGCGCTTTTTGCGGCCGTAGCCCGAATATCCCTGGCTGCCCGTCGGTCCGGTGGCCAGCCATTTGTAGACCACGCCGCTGGGGATCGTGAACTCCGCCGAGATCACCCGGCCCACGACCTCTGTGGAGCCGATGATCGAGGCATCGATCCACAACTGCATATCCGCCGGCGCCAGCAGCGGCGCATTGAGCTGCGCCGGCACGCTGTCCGGCGCCGTTTTCGCCGGGAAATGCGCCTGGCCCTGCGCCGACATGCTGCAGCCATCCTCCGACGAGGCGTCCGCGCTGACCGTCACCTGGTCGACCATGCCGTAGTCGACCTGGAATGCCTGGACGTTCGGATCGCCCCAGTACAGCGTCAGGCTCTGCAGATCGTCGCTGGCCATAGTCGGATTATAGGTATGCGTGCGCGCGTTCGTGCCGCCGCCCGGCGTGGCGATCGTCGCCGCGCCTTTGATACACGACTCCAGCAGCAGCGGCAATGTGTACACGTCCGCCGGCCCCTCGCCGGTCCATTCCGCGTATTTGCGCACCACATCCGAGCGGGAGTATTCCGCCAGGATACCGCGCGCCTCCACCGGCCGGTAGCGCGACATGCGCGGGGTCACAGTGCCGGCCAGATTGAGATAGTGGGTCGGCACGGTGATCGGCGTGCCCTTGATAGCCTCCCGCACGCCGAGTAGATATTCAAACGCAATTTCTGCCATCGTACTGCTCCTCTCGCTCCTAGTTTTCCCTGGTTTCCCTGGTATTCAGGCGTTGATCTGGATCGCCCGGATCCAGTCTACCCGCATGATCGGCCCGCCGGCCGTCGCGCCGTTCAGCCACGCGATGGACGGCGTCAGATATTCCGTGTTCGGCAGGTTGGTCGTCACCGGCCGCGTCTGCAGCACGTTATTGACCCACCAGTCGATGTTGGTACCGTCGAAATAGCACTCGAGCGTGTACCAGGTGTCCGCGACGATCGCCGACCCGTAGGCGGTCGCCGTCTCCGCCGAGCCTTTCTCCAGCACGAACGACATGGTGGTGCCACCGTCCGGCTTGCGGAAATAGATGCCGTCCGTCATGCCGCCGAGCAGGGTGGTGTCGGTGATGCACAACCCGATCACGACCTCGCTCTCCGTCGCCGCACTGACCTTGATCTTGGCGCCGAAATAGCATTCCTTGCCGGATGCCAGCAGAAACGCCTCGCCCTGCGCCTGGATGTTCAGACCATCATCCTCGGTGCCGGCGGTTGTCAGCAGTAGCACGCCGCCCGTCGCGCCCGCCTCGAGCGCCGCGGTCGAGGCGCCGGTCAGCGTCGTCGTGTAGGCCGCCATGTTGTCCGCAGACGCGAACGCGGTGGCGGCGAAATCCTCGATGACTTTCACCACATCCGGCCCGATCGCATCGAGCCACCGCTGCGAGTTCACACCGTCATACCAGACGAGCTGCTCGTTGACCCATTTGCTGTAGAGACTGCTCACGCTGTTTACTCCTCTCGTGTGATCGGCGACCACCAGCCGGTCGCCGTGATCGATCGGCGCAGCCAGGCCGGCAGCGCCGCCAATTCCTCGGCCGCCAGATCCCGCAACGGCACCCCCGGCAGCGTCCGGCCGGTCGGATTCAGATCCGGATCGTAACGCAGCCCCCGCGCTCGGGGCTCCGGCGTGGCCGCTGCAATTTGCGGCTGTGCGGCTGTCCGTTTGCGTGCGCTCATTTTTCCAGCACCTTCACGACGAAATCCACGTAGCGATAGACCACCTCGCTGCCGGCGATCGAAAACCAGTCCGCGTCCCCGGCCGTGATCTGCGCGATCCCGGACGCCAGCGCGCCGCCGAGGTGGGCATCCGCATCGACCGCGTCGACGATCGCTTCGACCATCGCATCCAGTTGCACCTCGGCGTTCTCGGCGTCCTGCCACAGGATCACCAGGCGGGTCGTGAACCCCCAGCGGATCGCCCGCATCTGGCCCGACCGGGTGACCTCGAAATCGTTGAGACCGGTGAACAGCGTGTAGTTCGCCGGGATCGACTTGGGCGGATACATCAATACCGGTCCGATGCCCGGCACCGTCTCATACGCCGTTTTCAATCCGGCGCGGATATTAGCCAACGTCACCGAATAGATCCTTGAGCAGATCGCTCGTCTTGTGGATGCTGTGATCGAGCGCCGCCGCGCCGATCTCCGCCAGCACCCGCTCCACCACGGGCGGCGCTTTGTCATCGGCCCGCTGCATGAACGGATTCGCGGCGCTGCCCGGGTGCATCGCCGACATGCGGATAATCGACGGGTCGCCGAAGATTTTCAGGCGACTGCCCGGCTTTTTCTTGCTCTTGTAGGACCCCGACGCCAACGAGTGCGGCCGGGTGCCGAACTCGATCAGATGCGAATGCGGCGCGCCCGCCCGCACTCGCCCCACCAGCCCGGCCTTCTCCACGGAGCCCTTGATGCGTGAGACGATCGATTTCGAGGAGGAGAGCCCCGCGCGCTTCGGGGCCTCGGCCCTGGCGATCTCCGCGACGTGTTTCACCACCTGCGGCATCGCCTCGCGTTTGATCTCCTCCGGCACGCCCATCAGTTCCGGATAATCGCCGTAGATGCGGAACGCCTTTTTCCTGCCCATCAGGCAAACCCTACATCGCCGTACCGCAGCCGGGTCGCCGCCAGGATCATGCGCTGCCGGTTGGTCCAGGCCCGGTTATAGCCCACCGCGCCGCCGCCCTCGATGCCGACGACGTCGCTGAACTGCCCGCCGTCTTTCGCCAGCCACAGGTTGATCGCCAGCTCCAGCGTCACCTGGACGATGTCCGCCGGCGCGCTGCCGTAACCCCATTTTGCCGTCCCACTGTACCGGCCGGACGGCCACCCCGTCGCTCGCCAGAGATAGGTATGGTCATCGGCCTCGGCCGTGTAGACGCTGAAGGCGATGGCGGTCGGCAGGGTGACGTCCGCCTGCACAGGCGTCTCGGGCCGGCCACTCTCCTCATAGGTCAGCGAGAGCGCCGTCAGGCTGCCCGACTCGTGATACGGCAGATGGAGCAACCGGCCGCCCCGACTGCTGAATGTGCGCGCGCTGGCCGTGCTGGCATAGCCGGCAAACGAGAAGCCGAGTTCGCCGTCCACCGCCGCGCTCGCGCGGTCGAGGCAATCCTGCAGCAGCGCATCGACGGCCACGCCGGCCGGCACCTGGCTGAGATAGGCCCGCATCTGCGTCGTCGATGCATAGCCCGTACCCGCCGGCGCAGCCACCGCCGAGCCGTTCCAGGCGATCTCACCCGTATCCCGCTGGGTGTCCGTGATCGCCGGCGCCGCGCCGGCCTGTTGGTAGATGACGAACTGATAGGTCCCCGCGGCCACGCTCGGCATCGACGCCAGGTAGATGCCTCCCGCGGCCTCGGTCATGCTGATGTCGTAGGACGTCCAGCTCCCGCCGGCGATCGACACGAAGGTCGTGCCGTTCCAGGCCCGCCCGACGCTGTCCAGCAGCAGCGCATAGAGCGTCGCCCCGGTCGCCGCAAACGCCTGCAGTTCGTTCGCCATCGTCTAGCCCTCGTATTCGTGCAGCCCAACAAAAAAGTCAACTGTGCCCGTATTCTGGCCGACAACAAACACGCGCGCCCAGATCAGCGCATCCGCCGCCGCCCGCCGCATCTGCACCAGGATCGGCGTCTCCTCGGTGTTCGTCGCCTGCGGCCGATACACGATCTCCGTGTACGTGTTGGCAGCCAGCGCCGCCGCACCCGACGCCCCGACACCGATCTGGATGTAATGCGTCGAGCCGTCGCGCTCAGCGTCGACGATCATCAGGCGGTGGATATCGAACTTGACGCCGCCAGCCACCGCCGGCGTATCGTCTGGTCCGAACAGTTGGGTCCAGGTGCCCCAGTCATCATTGGCGCCGTCGAGCTGGAACGCCACCTCCGCCCCGCCGCTCTCCGTCCTGCCGATGCGATCGGCGAAATGGGTCGCCGTGGGCGTGATCGCTTTACCGAACCAACGCTCGTAACTGTGGAAATGCCGCTCGATCTCGGCGATGTTGTAGGCCAGGCTGTCGGCCGTCGCGGTGAGACCGCCGGCGTCGGCCGTGGCGATTTTGGCGATGCTGGTCGCCAGCGCCACGTTCGCCGGATCCCCCAGGATCCCGGCCAGCGTCGCCGTGCCGCCGGTATTGGCCAGCGCGCCGATCTGGCTGGCCTGGATGTAGCGGATGACCTCCGCCAGGCTGACGTTGTTCGCCGCCGCCGCCGGCGCTGGGAATGTCGCGATGCCGGTCGTGCCGTACAGCACGTCCGCCAGCTCGGTGACCGGGTTGGCCATCTCCGGCATTAGCCCGATGTACAGGATGCAGACGCCTTTGGTGGCGCTGCCAGCCGCGCTGACGTTAATCGTCAGCGTGTCGCCGACCACCGCGCCCAGGCCAGAGGTGACCCATTCGGTGTTGGCGGTGTCCCGGTTGGCCAGCAGGCCGGCGGCGACGTCCACGCCGTCGCCGTCGGTGATGGTGATGTCGTAGTCGTCGGTAGGCGCGCTCACGGCATCAGGGACGGTGACGGCGCGCAGCAACACCCCGGTATAGAGATAGGTCGTCGTACCGGTCGCCGTGCCCGCGGTCGGCGCCGTGCCGGCCGTCCAACTCATCGTGATTTTGTTGACGTTGAAGAGCCTCTCTTCAACGATCGTCACCACTCCTGCTGCCATGTCTCATGCCTCCTACGCGTCGACCGTGTAGCAGTACAGCCCCGCATACGCGTTGACCGCGTTCGAGTAGCGCACATTGGCGCCGACCGCCAGCCCCGTGCCCGTCACCGGCTTCACGGTATTGCTCAGGTTCACGCCCACGACATTCTCGACGAAACCCGTGGTGCTGTTGTGGCAGGCGATGCCCAGCCCCGCGCCCGTCTCATACTGGATCAGCCGGATATTCTCCAGCGTGATGTCCTTCGAGGCCGCGGCGGAGAGTGCCACCGCCGCCGCCGAGGTGAAACAGTAGATGCGCGAGTTCGTCAGGCTGAAGCGATCCGCCGCGCCCGCGCACAGGATCACGTTCGTGCCCGCCGCCGTCATGCCGGCCGTGATGCCGATGTGTTTGTAGCCGTCGATGGTGAGATCGGTCACGCCCGCCGCCACGCTGATCTGGATCAGCGCGCCGAGGATCACAGAGTTCTCACGCGTCTCGACGTTCTTGAGGGTCAGCCCGTCGGCGTCCGCGCCGATGGTCATCCCCGCGACGATGTTGATGTAGTTGCCGAGGACCAGCACATTCTCCACCTGGCAATTGGCCGCCGTGACGTTCCAGGTCCCTGCGGCCGCGGTGATCGAGAACGTCGGCCGCAGCGCGCCGGAGCCGAGGCCCACGACCCGCACGCCCGCTATGTCCATCGTGAGCGCGGTGGCGCTGCCCAGGTTCTCCGCGTGGCCCGGCATGCAGAAAACCACATCGCCCTTCGAAGCCGTGCAGAGGCCGATGGCATAATCCAGGGTGGCCAGCGGCGCGTCCGGGTTACGGCCGTACCCTGCGCCGTCCGTGCCGGTGCCGGCGTGCACCCAGTAGATCGCGCCGGAGGGATAGAACTCCCGATCGGAGACCGAGAAGTAGCCGCCCGGCTGTTGTCGTAAAAACAGTTTGGTGTCCATGATGTTTTACTCCTTGACCATTGTTAGCGGTCCGTAGGGGCAGGTCTGTGACCTGCCCCCGCCCCTACCCCGCCGCCTGGGTTCGGAACTCAGTCCACGATCGCCGACGGCGCCAGGCGCTGCTGGTAGCGTTCCTGGATGAACGCCAGGATCTCCACCCGATCGTTCGCGTGCCCCGTCGCGCAATTCACCGACAGGCAGTCATAGCCCGCCGAGAATTTCGCCGGGTCCCATTCCAGCACGAACAACATCGGGTTGTCCGTGCCGTCCGGGTCGATGGTCAGGCTGGCCGCGTCGGTCTGTTTGGTCAGCGCATCCGTCGCGGTAGTGGAGATGACCTTCCAGATCGGGAACGTCGCGGTGATCGCCGCGTTCGTGGCGCCCGCCACGTCGGTCGCCTCATAGAGCGACACCACGCAGGTGGTGGCGTTCGCGGCGGTGTGGAATCCGACGATCCACACCTTCAGCGCGTTTTTGCAGGAGATCACATCCACGTTCGTGACGGCCGCCGCGGCATTCGTGGCGCCGTAGAACAGATGTACGATCTTGCACTGCTCCGGTAGACTAAAGGGAAATGGCATCTCAGCCTCCTGGTGCTGGCGTATCTGCTACGCTCGCGTTGCCAGGGCCACGATCGGCCCGGTCGTCGCGGTGCCCTTGTAGGGCGTCAACGCCGTGGCCAGCACGGGCTGGCCGTCGCAGCGGTAGGTGAACCGGAACACGGTCTGGTCCGTCAGGAACTCGACATGGATCGAGCTCGCGCTCTGCACCCCCGTGTCCTCCCAGAACATGTACCAGCCGAGATCCCCCAGCACGATGTCGCCCACTGCCCCCAGCGTCTGGTTGAACTCCGTTTCGATCACCGGCCGGCCTTTGATGCGCATCACGCTGTCGGCGCCGTAGGTGATGAAATTTGCCGGAATACCGGCGGTGCCGACCGCCTGGAACAACTGATCGAGCTGCGGATTGACGTCGGTGTTGATGTACCACACCGAGTTCGGCTTGGAGCGCGACGACAGCCGCGCCCACATTTTGATGATGTTCTGGTAGACCACAGTCGCCGCGCCCTGGCCGACCTCCTTCGTGACGGAGATCAGAGATCCCGCGTTCATGAAACCGAGCGGCCCGCCGACGCCGTCACCGTTGCAGATGTCATCGTTGACCATGAAGTCCAGCTCCTCGCCGGCCCCCTGGCTGATGATGGCCTGCAGTTGCGCTGTGTCCGCCAGCAGCTCGTCGGTCGCATACGCCAGCACGGCGTACTTTTTGAACGACCAGGCGATGCGCCGGAATTTCGGCGAGCTGGGCGTGATCGTGCCCGCCTCGGCCACCCGATAGCCGCGGATGCCGCCCCACCGGCTCCCGGTCGCGCGGCTGGTCTCGTCGACCCCGCGCACCACGCCCGAAGCCGCGTTATTGCCCACCGGCAGGCGCGCGACGCGGGAGGAGAATGCGCCCCGCTCATGCATAGGCACCAACAGGACCGAGTTGAAATCCTCCTGCAGCAGGAATCCGCCGGCCGATCCGACCCCCTCGAGCGACCCGGTGGTCGCGTACAGCCGCATATCCGTATCACGGCCGTTGCTGACATAGGCTTTCTTCACCGCCTGGAGCTGCTCGCCGAAGCTCTTGAACCGCTCCGGCTGCTGTTTCGGCTCCGCCGGGATGCGCTCGATCGGCTGCCCCGTCTGCATCAACGCATCGCGGAACCGCTCCTCCCGCTCGATGCCCGCGTTCAGCGTCTCCAACTGCGCGCTGATCGCCGTCAACCGCGCATCGTCCTCCGGAGTCCGCTCTGTTCCCGCCAGGATCTCCGCGCCCTCGCGCTTGAGATCGGCGCGCTCCTGGACCATCAGATTATATTTCCCCTTCATCGTGACCTCCATGAGTGCCGCAAGCCGTTGGCTTGCGCATCCATCCTCGTCAGTAGACGGCCGCTCGACGGAGCGCCCGCTCACCTGTGTCAACCGGCAGGCTCGACGGAGCTGCCGATGCGTTACTGTCCCTCGCTGATTGCGCGCGCAATCAAAGACCGACCGCCCGCATCCGGAACTCGACGGCCGCTTGTGCGCTCGTGCGCCGGCGAGCCAGGCTCGCCGCGCGCTGCACCGCCTCCGCCAACGTGCCCACGCGATCCGCCAGGTGCGCCGCCACCGCCGCCTCGGCGGTCAGCACGCGCCCCTCGCCGAACCCGTTGCGCACCGTGACCGGCGCATAGCCGCGGCCCCGGGCGACGGCCGCTACGAATTTCTCGTAGTACGCATCCACCCGCGCCTGCAGGGCGGTGCGGGCCTCAGCGGTCAGCGGCTCGAACTGGTTGCCCTCGGTTTTGTATTTCCCGGCGGACAGCAGCGATACCCGGACGCCGCCCTGCTCCAGCGCCTGCGACACATCCTGATGCGCCGCATACACGCCGATCGAGCCGGCCTCGCCGCTGGGCGTCACCCACACCTCATCCGCCGCGCTGCCGATCCAATACGCCGCGCTGGCCATCAACGAGTTGGCCACCGCGACGATCGGCTTCTGTCCCCGGCTCTGATAGATCTGCGCCGACAATTCCTCTACCCCGCTCACCTCGCCGCCCGGACTGTCGACGTCCAGCACGATCGCGCCCACCGCGGGATCGTCGAGCGCCTGGTAGAGCGCCGCTGAGACCGCCTCCGTCGCCGTGCCCCCGCTCGACTCCAGCAGCATGCCGGCGTGTTGGTGGATCGTCCCGTAGATCGGGAGCACCGCCACCGCCCCGGCCCGCCCCGGGCCAGACGCCACCCGCCGGCCGTTGGTCGCCGCGGCCACATCCTCGGCTCGCACCTGCCCGCCGGCGAGCCGCAGCGCCAGCAGCGCCTCGATCGCCGCCAATTTCTCCGGCAGAATGGCCCACGGCGTACTCAGCACCGCCTGCATGATCAGATCATACATTGTCGTCCCCCTCCGGCGCTGCAGCAGACAGCGCCAGCTCGATCAACACCCGCACACTCTCGGCCTCGGTTGCGAGCAGCGCCGGCAATCCCAGATACGCCGTTTCCCGCTGCTGCGCCACGTGGCTCTCCGCGATCTCCAGCGGCAGCCGCAGCGATTGCGCCACAAACGCCGCATGATCGGCGTAAAACTCGTCGACCGCCCGGGTCCACTCGCCGGCATCATCTCCCGCGCGGCGACCGGCCCGCGTCAGTGCAGCGATCTCCTTGCGCACCACCCGACCAGCCGCCTCCGCCAGCAGCGCGCGATAGTGACTCGTAGCGGGAGCGTCCGTGTCCAGTTCCGGTAGCGGGGGTTGCGGCGCGGGACTCCGGTTTTGTTGCAGACTACTCGTATGGCTGTCCCCGCCCTCGACCGGATTCATGTTCTCCATCCGCCGCACATCATTGAGACTCAGCCAGCCCCACTCGATGCCCGTCGCATAGTAGTCCTTACGCGTGGCCTGATCGGCCCGCACGAGCGCATCGAAGAGATACTCCGCGTAGTACACACCCTCGGCCAGGATCAGATCGCGTGAGATCGCCTGCTCCCACAACGTCGCCCAGGGCAGCAGCGTGTACGTCACGAATCCCTGGCTCATCTGCTCCAGCCCGGTGCCCCACGAGGTCGAGCCGGTCGTCTGCTGGATCATGTGCAACGGCACGCCGAACCAGCGCGCGAGATCCTGCACCTGGAACTCCCTGGTCTGCAGGAACTGCGCATCCTCCGAGGTCACCCCGACCGCGCTGACATCCATCCCCTCGGCGAGCACCACCGCGCGGTGCGCGTTGCGCAGCCCGCTGGTGTCCGCCTCCCACTCATCGCGGATCCGCCGCCGCGCCTCGGCGTTCGGTTTGCCGGGATGCCGCAGCGCCACCGACGGCGTGGCGTTCTGGCTGAAAAAGCGCTCCCCGTAGGACTCGGTGGCCAGCGCCAGCCCCATGCTCTCGCGCGCGTAGTCGATGACGCTGACCCCGGTCACGCCGTCGAAACTCAGGCCCGTCAGGTGAAAAATCTGATCATCCGGGAAGCGTTTGACCTGGCCATCCGCCTGCGTGATCGGCCAGATCAGCGTCCCATCGGCGGCCGTCTCCGGTTTGTGCACCAGGTCGGGATGGATCGGCTCCAACGCATCGACGAAGCCGCGCGGCCCAGAACGGATGTACGCATAGCCGTTGCCGCGCAGCAGGGCGTGCACCGTGAGCAAGCGTTTGAACTCGAAGGCCGTCATGCGCGGGTTCGGGCGCGTGTGCAGCAGCTCGTACAGCGGATTGCCGAGCGCCCGGTCCCGCCCGCCATCCGTGCGCCGGCGGTAGGTGATCAGCGGGATCGAGGCGAGGGAATGGCTGATCAATCGCACGCAGGCCCAGCACGCGGAGATCTTCATCGCCGACTCGGCCGTGACGCTCACCCCGGCCAGCGACAGCGGCGCGTACCCGGTCCAGTAGCGCTCATCGTTCGGATCCCCGGCCTGCACCCCAGCCATTTTCGCCAGTAGGGCCATTAACCGCCCCCTCTACGCATCTGTATCAGATCGACCAGCAGCGCCAACCCGAACAGCAACGCACCCACCGTCACTAACGCCGCCGGGATGCTCACCAGCGCCAACCCCGCAAATATCAGCACGAGGCCGGCCACCTGGATCACCGTTGACGCATCCAGCCAGGCTTTCATCAGCGCAGCACGTCGTAGACGCTCTGATCGGCGGAGCTATCGCTCGAGTACACGCTTTCAGAGCCCATCCCGGAGGCCAGCGCATCGCAGCGCGCTTCCCAGCTCAGGCAGCCCGCCATCGCCAGGTCGATCTTGTGCGGTGAGTCCGGCCGCTCCTTGTACATCGTCCACAGCGGCACGCCCTGGTCATCCCGCAGTGTCAGCGTGCGCCGGCAGGCGTTACCGATATGCCGGGTAAACGCCGGACTGCCATCATGGGTCAGCTCGCCCGAGGCCAGCGCGTTGGCGTAGGATTTGATCGCATACGCCATCTGTTTCGTGCGATTCGTCCACCACTCGAGCACCCGCTCCTCCCCGTACATGCCGCTCCATTTGGCCACGTGCGTCTCCCAGTACGGCGGATCGCAGTACATACGCCAGACGTCCCAGCGCCGGAACGCCTCGCCGATCGCCTCCTCCACCTGCCGCTCCGGGACCTCCCAGTTGTCGATCCCGGCGGGATGCTCCCAGACGCCGACGACCCACTGATAGCCGGTCGCCACGTGGGTCGCCACGATCCCCGTCGCATCGTTGAACCGCGAGCCGTCGAATCCCAGGGTGATCATCTCGCCGTCGGGCACCAGCGTGTCTGGCCGGGCCAGCGCCTTCCACCGCACCGCGTCGAATGCCCGGTCGGAGGCTCGCACCACCCGGTTGAGCCAGACCCGCTCCAGGTACGTCCGATCCGCCGTTGGGTCCCGCCACTGCTCGACGATGCCCTCGATGTCGCTCCAGCTCGCCACCGGCCCGGACGCCTCCAGCACCGCCGCCCGCACGCCGGCGTCCGTGCTGAGATCGTGCGCATCGCTTGCCTGCCGGTGGAAGAAAAACAGGCGGCTGTCGGCGATCTTGCCGTCGGCGACCTGCCGGGCATAGTCCATCGTATCCTCGGCGACGCTGCCCTCGCCCGGCGCCGGCGCGGTGGTCGTCTCCAGGCTCCAGGCGTCGCTCAGTTTCCTTTTCGGGATGTTGGCCAACATCGTCCGGTGCGCCTGTTTGAGCCGCGGCAGGGTGAACCGATGCGTTTCGTCGAAACATTGGAACGTGGTGCGCGCCCCGTCGCGCGCGTCGGGCGCGGTGGCCAGCGGCACGGCTTTACCATCGCCGTCCCGGCGCATGATGCGCTCGATGCCGATGTCGAAATCGCTCGCCACCTGGCTGTATTGCAGGATGATGCGCAGCGCGCCGTAGGCCAGCTCCTCCGATTGCTCCTCGGTGTAGGCGACCATCGGGATGTACGGATCGATCACCCCGACCCCCACCGGTTGGCCGTGTGCGTCAAACCCGTCGCAGCGCACCGGGCCATCCGTATGCAGTTCGCACGCCGCCACCCATGCCAGTAATTCGGTTTTGGCTGACCCCTTCCGCAGCGAAACCGCCGCCCGTTTGAAACGGCGCCGCCCCTCCTGCGGATGGCCCTGCGGATAGACCTCGTACATGCGATAGAGTAGCGCGCGCTTCTCGGCGTCGAGTTTGGCCGGTTGCCCGCGCAGATCCCCCGGCCCGAACACCAGGTAGGACTCGATGAACGAGCACACCTGTGGTCCGAGGGTCGGCCACGGCTCCTGCTCCAGCGCAGGCACGATCAGCGTCGTCATGATCCCAGCGCTCCCATCCGTTGCGATGGACAGAAGGTGCAAGCGTGACGATATAACTCCGTCCCCCGCGCGTCGCGCACCACCTGCAGCGCGACCAGGCCGCAGCCGTGCGGTGCGGTCGCAGCGTACCGGCAGTAGACGACTGATGTCCCACAGGCATAGGTCGGCTGCGCCGCGTCGTTGGCGGCTGCGTGATCGACGATCGGAAGAGGGCGCGTCGTCATGTGCCGCTCTCCAATGCGCGCCGCGGATCCGCATCGGCGTTCGGCGCCGCTGCCAGCGACCTGGCCCGCTCCGGCTGCGCCTGCCGCGCCGCGGAGATCTCCGCTTTCACCCGGCTGCGGCTCGACGGCGTCATGCCAAATTCCGCCGCCAGTTTCGTCATCTGGTCCAGCGCCCGGTTCGACACCGCCAGCCACGGGTTCTGCACCAGGTTTCCGCCGGAGTTGGTCACCGTGCCATCCTCGCTCGTTTCGCACTTGGTGTTGGTCAGGATCACCTCGCCGCCCTTGGCCAACATGTCCTCGGCTTTGCGCCAGCGCGCATAGGCCGAGCAGTAGGCGGTCAGCGCGTCGCGATCGATGTTGGCCAGCAGCCCCGCGTCGTAGAGATCGCGGCTCAGGCGATGCCAACATTTCTCCGCCTCGCCCGTCAGATGGCTCGGGCAGCGCGGCAACACCCGCCGCGGCTTAGGCTGTGCCGCAATGACCCGCTCTTTGGCCCCCGTGCCGTGGATCACTCGCAGCTCCACCGGTTTTGGTTTTCTGCCCTTCACCCGTCCGCCCCCCCCCCCATACCCCAATTTCGTACACGGAAAAAACAGAG